AGCGCATCGAACGTCGCCTTGAGCTCCGTCGGCCGGATCTTCAGCGCGTTCTGCAGCTGGAAGCCGGTCTTGGTGACGTCGAGCAGATCGGAGTTGGTGGCGGTCGCCACGCGGCCGAGCGCCTCCATCGACGCAACGGCATCCTTCAGCTCGAGGCCCTGAGCCACCAAGTCCTGGATGCCCTGCGCCAGCTTCTCCGGCGCCAGGTTGGTGAGGTTTCGACCGCTGAGGCGCAGCACCTCGGCGCCCAGCTTCTTCAGCTCGCCCTGGCTGACGTTGGCCGTCTTGCCGATGTCAGCCAGCACCGCCTCGAAGCTGGCCGCCACCTTTACGCTCGCCACCAGTCCAGCGCCGATGGCGGCTGCGCCTGCTGCTGCGCCCTGCCAGAGGTCGTTGCTGAAGATGTTCTTGAAGCCCTTCTTCCCAGCGATCGCTGCGTCGTTCATCGTGCGGGTCACGTTGCGCCCGAACGTTGAAACGTCCCGCTGTGCTCCGCGCAGCGCCTTGCCGAGGCTGGCCGCGATCTTGCCGCCGATCTCGACCGTGATCTTCTGCGGGCCGCCGCCGATCATTTCTTGCCCAGCTCCTTGGCGATCTCATTCTGAACGGTCTGGGCCTCGACGAACCAGGCCCAAAACTCGTCGGTCTCCATCTCGAGGATGTCGGCCAGGCTGGTGGCGGTCCAGCCGGCGAGCAGCACAGCTGCCCGCCGGATCTGGCCTTCTACCGCCTGGCCTGCCTGAAATCCTGGACCTGCTTCTCCAGCTTCGACCAGTCGGCGGAATCGAGGTCCAGCAGATCCTCGACAGTCACCTCGCAGAGGTTGGCCACGAGCATCAGCGCTTTGTCCTCTTCGCTGCCGGACGACTTCGACGCCGCCAGATCATCGCGCACCTTGGGCCTGCGCATGATCAGGTGCTTCACCTCAACGCCGCTGATCTCGATCGGGAAGTCGAGCTCGATCTTCGCGGTGTTCGGATGCAGGTTCTTGGCGCTCATTCAGGTCAGACCCCGATCGCGGTGCGGATGGACTCAAGCTGATCCACACCGCTGATGCGGCGGATCATGTTCACCTTGTCGACCTCAACCAGCTCGCGGCCGCCGACGGTGAGCTTGAAGTAGCGGAGGCTGTAGGCGAAGGTGCCGGTGCTCATGTCGCCGGCGGCCCAGTCGCCCGGATCCATCTCCTTGATGTTGCCGGTCATGTTCACGATCACCGGCACGGCGGCCTCGCCATCACGACGCATGGCGCCGCGAGCGGTGAGCTGGGTTTCGGCGGAGGCCAGGCCGAACAGGGCGATGATGTCCGGGTTGTACTCGGCCAGCTCGAAGGTGCCTTCGAGCTTCTCCATGCCCATGTCGAGTTCGACGGGGGCGTCCATGCCGCCGCCGCGAAACTCCTCCATCTTGGTGGTGAGCGTGGGCAGGGTCAGCGTCTGGATGGCGCCGGCGAGGCCGCGGCCATCGACGAAGAGGCTGAAGTTCTTCAGAACGCGGGGGATTTGAGCCATGGGTCAGGTCCTCAGGCGAAGAGATCGACGACGTAGCTGTTGACCAGGTGCGACCGGAAGGTCACGCGCTCGGCCGGATAGGGGGGAGTGAACTCGAAGTCGAAGAACACCTGCCCGCTGGCGATGCTGGTCGGGGTGTTCAGATCGGGATCCACCCAGACGTCGCCGCCGAGGATGGCGCCCCGGGCCTTGAGGCTGCGCAGGTAACCGCGCACCGACTCCATCACCTCCTCGAGGTAAGTGGCGGTGATGCAGCGATCGACGGCCCAGAGGTGGCCGCGGAGGATCGACTCGTTGATCATGTCCGCGGTGCGGCGGACAGAGAGGAAGGCGTAGAGCGGCTCGCTGGAGAGCGTGCGGTTGCCCCAGAGGCGGAAGCCCTGCTCGCGGATGATCGTGGCGATCTTCGCTTCGTTCAGCAGGTTGGCCCGGCTGGTGTAGTCGCCCAGGGTGAAGTCGATGGCGCGGGCGGTGCCCTCGATGCCAGCGATCTCGTTGTTCGAGGGGCTCCACCAGAAGCCGCGCTCGTTGTCGACCTTGTTGATCAGACCGGCGACGGCGCTGGAGGCGGGCACTGCTTCACCCGCAACGAGCACCCAGGGGTCGACCACGTAGATGCGATCGGAGCCGAAGTCGTCGTTGAGCTGGATCGCAGCGGCGTCGGTGGTGTTGGGGCCGTCGCCGATGATCACCGCGCGGAGGCGCTGGGCGATGCCGAGCATCTCAGCCAGCACGCGGGAGCGCACGGTGCCGCGGGTGGTCGTGCCGGCCACAGCCTGCACGCCGGAAGTAGGCGCGGCGATCGTGACCGTGGGGTTGCTGGTGTAGCCCTCGCCAGGGTTGGTGACGGTGATCGAGACCACCTTGCCGGCGTTGGCGCCNGTGCCGAGCACCGCGACAGCGGTGGCCTGAGCGCCGCCGNCAGGAGGCGCAGCGATGGTCACGGCCGGGGCGNTGGTGTAGCCGCTGCCCTGGGTGGTGACCGGAATCGTGAGGATGCCGTTGGCCGTNCGCTGGTGGGTGAANCCAGGNGCGATCAGCACGCGAGGCGCGAAGCCCACGGCGTTCTCGCTGGCAAGGAAGGCGTGCACGCCCTCGTAGGCGCCGGTGCCGCCGTTGATGCCGCCGACCACGTTGGTNATCGTGGCCCGCTCGTCGGCNCCTTCAGTCACGCGGATCACCACGACCACGGCGCCGGCCTGGTCGTAGATCAGATCCAGTGCGCTCTGCAGCGTGCCGGTCGTGCCGAGGCCCGCCATCTCAGAGCGAGAGGCGATCAGCACCGGGGTGTTGAGCGGGAACTTCGTGGCGTCAGCGTCGGGCGCGGTGCCGATCAGACCGATNACGCTGGAGCGCACGGTCTGGATNGGCCTNGCTCCAGTGTCGATCTGGAGTACCTCCACACCATGGAGGAAGGTTGTCGTCATGGGCGGAAGCCTCCTGTCTTGGCGATTCTAGGGCTGGTCAACGGCCCTGCCCTCGCAACGGCTTGCGGCCGCGGCGGCGAGGGCGAGAGTGCTGGCCATAGCCCTGGCGTGTGGTCTTCGGCGGGCCTGGCTGGTGGTCGATGCTGGCGACGCCGGTCTTGGAACGGACTGCCATTACTCGAACTGCACGTTCATGGAACCGGCGTCGAAGGTGTCGGTGCCGTTGCTGGTGAACAGTCGCACCTGGGTGAGCGCGGCTGCCAGGGCGATTGAGCCGGCGACCGTGTGGGTCCACCCGATCGATGCGGAGAACACGCCGCTGGCCACCCAGGTGTTGCCCGTCAGCCGGTTCAGGGTGAGCGTGCCGGTGTAGGTGTAGGTGGCGGCGGGGACGTTGGTGTAGACGTCGAATCCGGCGGTCTGGTTGACGGTTGCGGCGCCGGAGCTGAACACCGATCCAGCGCCGTTGTAGCCGCTGGTGACGAACCCTCCGCTGGTGCCCAGCTGGAAGCGCAGGAGCGCAGTGCCGCTGAGCGACACGCCGGCCAGGTTGATCGTGATTCTGTTTGCCCAGGTTGGAATGTTGAAGGGCTGAGATGTGCCGCTTGTGGTGTTGACGCTGGTGCCTTGTCGCGGCGATGCCGCGCCATCTGCCAGATCGGCTTGAGCGATGGTGGCGTCCTGTATGTCAGTGCCTGTGAGCGAAGCGTCCTGAACGTCACCGCCGGTCAGCGAGCCGTCTTGCACATCGGCGCTGGCGATGCCGCCGTCCTGCACATCAGTGCCGGTGAGGCTGCCGTCTTGAACATCGGCTGAGGTGATGGTCGAGTCCGACACCATGGCGCCGGGGATCCTTTGCAGTGGCATGGGTCAGGTTGCGGAGGAAGGCAGCTGAGATTTGAGCTGTTCGACTTCAGCGGACAGCTGTTGCACGGCTTTGATCAGAGGAGCGATCAACTCGCCGTAGCCAAGGGAAAGAACATCCTGCCCCCCGTTGACCGAGTGGTCTTGATAGCCGCCGAAATCGACACCAGCAGCATCACAGGCGGCCTTGACCTCTTGGGCGATCAGGCCGTGATGGTATCGAGGGCGCTTCTTGCTGCCGTCTTTCTCGTTCGGATTGGCATAGGCCTCTCGGTAGTCCCACCGGAAGTCAACAGGGCGAAGGCTGTTGATAAAGTCCAGGCCCAGGATGCTGTCTCTGATGTCCGCCTTGTCTCGCTGGTCCGAGCGGTTCTGGACAGCACCGTAGGCATAGGTGGTTGTGAAAAGGTCGCCGAGCTGAACCTGATCCGCTCCTGTGACCTGGGCGTTGTAGCCAACGCCAGAGCAATTGGAGAACGTCGTGTTCCCCGATAGAGCACTCTTGCCAAGGGCTGAGCAGTAGTCGGCAGTTGTCAGGCTGACCAGCGCCTGCTCTCCCAGGGCGGCGTTCCCGGCGCCGGTGGTGCAGCCAGAGAGCGAGGACCGACCGACTCCGGTGTTGCTGAAGCCGGTCGTGTTCGCGCTCAGTGCCTGTTTGCCGATGGCGACGTTCTGGTAGCCGGAGGTGTTGCTTCCGAGGGTACTGTCACCAACGGCGGTGTTATTGCTGCCATTACCGGCGGATACCATCGAATTAGTGCCAACCGCAACATTGCCTGATCCTGTGCTTGAGGAAGCTAGCGCCCTTCGCCCGATTGCCACATTGCTGTTGCCGGTTGTAAGACTACTTCCCGCAACACTTCCAATAGCAATGTTGTAAAGACCGCTGGAAGTTGAAGCAGATAGCGTTTGATGGCCGATGGCAATGCTGTCGTCGCCTGTGTGAAACCAACCAGCCTGTTTGCCAATGGCGATGGAGCGGTTGAGCGCAGGGGATGAGCCCAGCGCAGAATCGCCGATGGCTATGTTGTCCGTGCCGTTGGTGTTCAGTGTGAGCGCACCGCTGCCAACGGCGGTGTTGCTGTTGCCAGTGCAGTACTGCAGCGCCTGGGTGCCAACGGCGGTGTTGTAATTGCCAATGACATTGCTATACAGCGACCACGCTCCAACCGCAGTATTGTAGTAACCGCTGGTGTTGGACTGGAGAGCCAACGCCCCGATGGCTGTCTGCCTGCGACCCGTTGTGTTCGAGCCCAGCGCATAGCTGCCGAATGCTGCGTTGAAGTTCCCGCTGGCCCAGGTCAGAGTCGAGGAGCTGTGCTGCTTGGGGATGTAGGCGTTGGCAGCAAGCGCCCCATAGCCATACGCTTCGTTCGCTGGCTGGTCATCTGTTGCCGCAGGATTGAGAGTGAGCAGTCCGTTGAAGAATGGCCAGCCGGCGGGGATAGATGTGACCAGGTAACTCTTGCCAGAGAGATTGATCGCAGAGTTGGGAGCTGCAGTTCGCGCCGCCGAAACAGGAGTAGTGTCGTTTGTAATGTTGTTGCCTGCGGCCCCGTAATCCAACGGCGACACAAACTCTCTTAGCTTGCTCTCCACCGTCCGGGTGACCGCGCCGACCCCATCCTGCGCGAAGTTCAGCGTGCTCGCGCTCTGCACCGGCCCTGCGACGCCCAGCATCAGCACACGGATCTTGGCGCCGCTCGCAGGCGCCTCGCTCAGGATGAGCGCTGAACCACTCA